TGTAAATGCGGTCATCGTCTTTGCACACAGCTAGGTAAAAAGCTCGGTCTATGTTTGTCCCTTGCATATAGACCTGCATCTGCACCCAGTGCATAAACTTAGACTTCTTGACGCCGTTCTTAACCATGTCGTCAAACGACTTCTTGCTGTGTGTCTTAAACTCAGCAACGTGACGCTTGTTTGGTGCTTCAGGCAAGCCACCTTCAATCACGCCATCAATGCTCCCTGACACATGAACGCCAAAACTTACCCGCGCTTGGTTCTCATTGGTGTTTCTAATGTCAACCCCAATATCTCTTAGATCACGGACAATGGTAGATTCCTCGTTATGACCACGCCTAAATAAGCGCAACACTCGGCCAGGAAACTGGGGCAACACAGCCCACCTAAAAGACAGCCAAAGCCATCTATCGCAAGGGTGTCCTAGAGTGCTTGCACCCATATGGGGGCGGGGTAGCTCTGCTATCTTTTCGTGATGAGCGTCAATCAAATTTTGCACGTTGTGCATCGGATCAGGTATAATCATTTTCATCTCCTTGGGTGTAAATCCCAACTTTGCCCCTAGCCAAAACTAGGGGCTTTTTTTGTTTAATTCGCTTTTTGCCAAGGTGGTGCTGATTTACTTGTCTCAGATGTCTTTGCTACTGGTTGTGCAAAAGATGCTACTGGCTTGCTACCTTCTATTGCCTTGTAGCCCTTAACCTCATTAGACGCACCGTATTGACCCTCTGCGGCCTTCACAGTTACCTTGATAGATAATGTTCCACCAATTAACTGATCGGTGTTTGTCACACGAGCTAACCCAATGGCTCGCATAATGTCGCCTAAGTTCTGACGACCTATTTCTTCAGCCTGACTGTTTTGGTTGCGAATGTTAATGTTGCTAAACACCACACGACCTTGACCGCTATTACCTGTAATGTCAAAGCGAATCTTAATGTACTCGCCTGTACCATTCTTGGTTTGCTTAACTTCTGCGCTATGCACAAATGCTGTGTACCAACCTGCCACTAACAGGTCATAGTTGTTTGTGCCAACGGGTAATTGTTCTACATCAAATGTTTGGTTAAGTTCCATTATTTATTCCTTAAAGATAATAATTGAAAATGAAGGGCGACCTGCTTTGGCGGTGATTGCCTCAGCTAAGTGGTTGGTAATTTCAGTACTTGTTGCCTTCCAGACTGCCCCATTGATTTCAGGCTTCCACCTAAAAAGGCTAGGCAAGTGATCACTTAATCCGTGCAAGTTTGCCAATTCTTGTAACTTCTCTGAATCTACCTTGCGGGTAATGCGACCTTCAATCTTTAAACCAAGACCTAAATCAGGTTTAAAGGTCTCAGTGCCCTCAAAGTTCTCAGGCACACCGAGCAATGAAATAATCTTGTCTTCACAAGACCTGCGCTCTTTTAGTGCTAATTCCTCTTTCTTCTTGCTAACTTGCCATAGGCTTACAAGCTCTGATATTTCTACTAATTTCATTAAGCCACTCATTTTGCGCCTCCAATTTTTGCAATAATTGCTGATAAGTCAGGCGCTTCCCATGCGCCTAGCTTGCCTGAGCGGTCTTTGGCAAGCCAAATACCGTCTGAGTCACACATCAGCGCCCGTTGACTGTTACCGTCTGCGTCTTTCTCAACACGCAAGGCAAGCACTTCGTCAAAGAAGTAAGGTAATTGCTGACCAGTTTTGTTGCCCGGCATGCTTGGGGCGTAAAGCAATCGACCTGTTTCATCTTGTGACTTCTCGCACTTAGCGGTAAAGTAAACGTGCTTGTTTGGAATGTCACGAAATGCACGAATGATGCCAGCCATTTGCTCTTGCATAGCGCCATAAGCCTGACGTGGGTCTTTGGCAATCTTTTTTTCATGGTTTAGTACAACTTCAGCAATCTCAGAGATTGAATCGAGTGCAATTGAATCAAAACTTTTACCCTCATCTGATTCAGTCAACCATTGATATGCTTCCATCAAAGTTTCATAAGAGTTCACTTCTACATAAGGCAAGTTTGCATCTTGTATAGATAGCAATCCACCTTCGGCAGAGAGCACAACAGGGTTTGGCAAAGTAGGGATAAGTGAAGTCTTGCCAGTGCCTGCATTGCCGTATACAAGCATCTTCACACCATTGGCAGCTAAGCCACTTGTGGACTTTAGGTTAATAGCCATTTTTAGTTCCTTTTGTATCACTGGTCGGACAATCCGTTTAGTGAGTGTTGATAATTTAACAAATTAAAGTTATGATGTCAAGACAGCATGACAAATTAAATGGAAATAATTATGAAAACACAGGAAGCAGTAGAGTATTTTGAGGGTCGCAAGGCTCTTGCAGACGCTTTAGGGGTATGGCCTCAAGTCATATACCAATGGGGCGAGTACCCACCACAGGCTAGGCAATACGAGATAGAAGTTAAGACTAACGGGCACTTAAAAGCAGAAAAGGATTAAAAAAATGATAGACCATAGCCAATTACCAGCAGTAGCCAACGCAAAACTGCCTGCAATGTATCAGCAAGCACAGCACGCATTGGCTGAGTGCACACAGATAGACGAGTGCCAGTCTTGGGCGAACAAAGCCGAAGCGTTAGCAAGTTACGCCAAGCAAGCCAATGATGAGTCATTACGAAAAATGGCAGACAGGATACAAGCTAGAGCCATTCGCAGGGCAGGTGAATTGCTTAAACAGATTGAGCCACAAAAAGGAGGTGACAGAAAGTCAGATCAACGGGACTGCACCGACCCGTTGATTACAAGAACCCAAGCAGCTACCGAAGCAGGCATGAGTGAGCGTCAACGAAAGACAGCACTACGAGTAGCAACAGTTCCTCAAGATTCTTTTGAGCATCAAGTAGATTCAGAAAACCCGCCAACAGTCACAAAACTAGCAGAGCAAGGCAAGCGAAGCATTATTGATTTGAAGGGGCGCAACCCGCAAGAGTTTAATAAAGCAATGCACTTTGTTGCATTGTTTGAGCGTCACTTAAAAAATTGCAATGCGTATGACATAGTGGCGACAGCATCAATACTAGATGAAGATGAGTGCGCTAGATTGCGTTTGGCTATAAAAGAGATAGATTCTATTCACGACAAACTTATAACAAGGATTTGATTATGAAACTTACCAACTTAAAAGACATTCAAGCAGTTATTTCAAGCCTGATTTTGAAAAAAATAGATGAAAAGCAGGTTGTGAATATGACTTGGGCAACCAATGAAGTTTTGAATAAATACAGTGATGTAAATGGCAGTGACGTTGATTTTTATTTAATTTGTGCCAAGCACTATATAAACGATTATGTAAAACGTTGTATAACAAAGTTTGAGCCTAGCGCAGACAACGCTTCTGGTCAACTTGTATTAGATGGTTTTACGCATTTGCAAAAAGCATACCCAGTACAGCGCGAAGGGGAAAGAGAGTTAGTGCCTACAAGTCAGCTAAGTGATAGCGAACTTGAAGTCAGGGCGCAAGAGTACGAGATTATGGCCACAGGTTGCATTGCACACGCGGAAGAAATACGCCAATATGTTCGCAAGCGTAATCAACGCAAAGCGGCTTAATTTATGACCGACATAACCCACATTCTAGGTGGCAGAGCGTTTACGCCACCAATTGAAATACCACCCGCTAGACCTGAAGACCAATTGCGCGATTTAATCATATCGGCAAATATACTACCCCCTGACGAAATTATTATTGACGGGCAAATTCACCGATTTAAGTCAACGCCTAAGTCAAAAGACAAGTCAGGTTGGTATGTTGTCTATAGCGATGCCTTGCCAATGGGTCGTTTTGGGTGCTGGCGCTCAGGGGTTGAGGGTTCGTTTCGTGCCGACATTGGGCGCAAATACACCGCAGCCGAAGAGATGTCATTTATTAAGCGCATGGCAGAGGCCAAAGCACTTCGTGACTTAGAGATTAAGGTGCAACGCGAGAAAGCAGCAAACACAGTTGAACTCATTTGGTCTGAGTGCACAGGCGCTCACCCTGAGCACCCCTACTTAAAACGTAAAGGCATTGGCGTACATGGCGCAAGGGTTACGGGCGATGGGCGCTTGGTTGTGCCTTTGTACGATGATGATGGCGAAATATCGAGTCTGCAATATATCTCAGCCGATGGCAAGAAACTGTATCACACAGGGGGCGCTACGGGTGCTCGATTCTGGGTTTTAGGCGAGATGGATAAAACACTATATATTGCGGAGGGTTTTGCTACCGCAGCCACTATTCGTGAAGCCACAGGCAAGCCAGTCGTTATTGCTTACTCAGCATCAAACTTAGTGCCCGTCACAGAAATTATGCGTAAGCGCTATGGTGTTACTCAAGACATTGTTATTGTTGCAGACAATGATGTTAGCGGTGTAGGTCAACGATACGCCGAACAGGCAAGTGCCAAGTATGGGGCTAGGGTAGTGATGCCACCTGAATCTGGCGATGCCAATGATTATGTTCAAGCAGGGCATGATTTGCTCGGGCTTCTTGAGCCACCTAAAGACGATTGGTTAGTTGCAGCAGATGAGTTTTGCGCTAAACCAGACCCGATCTCATGGCTCATTAAGGGTTGGGTGCAAACCGATGCGCTGATTATGGTGCACGGGCCAAGCGGGGGAGGTAAAACTTTTGTTGTACTTGATTGGTGCTTGAGAATTGCATCGAATACACCAGAATGGTTTGGTCAAAAAGTCAGATCAGGTGGTGTAGTTTACTTAGCTGGCGAGGGTCATCACGGATTAAAGGCTCGTATATCGGCTTGGAAGCACAAGCATGGCGTTAAACAGTTGGATATGTGGCTATCTAAAGACGGGTGCGATTTAAACACGCCTGCGGGGTTTCAGAGGGTTTTAGATCACATTAGGCGATTACCCAATAAGCCTCGCGTCATAGTGGTTGATACATTACACCGATTTTTGGCGGGTGACGAGAATAGCGCACAAGATGCTAAGACGATGCTAGACGCTTGTTCTGCACTTATGGCTGAGTTTAATTGCTCGGTGATACTAGTGCACCACACAGGCGTATCAGCAGAGGCACAGAATCGAGCGCGTGGTTCAAGTGCATGGCGTGGTGCTTTGGATATTGAGGTGTCAATTGTCCCTGCTAATAATGGTAGCCCACTAGAGATACACCAAAGAAAGTCAAAAGATGCTGAGTTGTCTACCTCTTTATTCGCTGAGTTAGAGCAAGTTCAGTTGCCAAATTGGTTTGATGAAGACGGTAATCAGGTAACAAGTGCGGTACTGATTCAGTCAAATAAAACACCCATTAAGAAAGATAACCCGCTTAAAAAGCATACCGACAAGATTGAAGCAGCTTGGTGGCACACGGGGGCGGAGTTGGTTAATGATCTGCCTTATGTTTCGAGAAGCGGGGTTATGGAGTACTTGACGTCTAATCTTGCGATGAAAGAAACGGGAGCAGCGCAGGAGTGCAAACCGTCTGCAAAAGGCAAGATGATTTATGAATTGTTAAGCGCAGGCGTTATTGAGAATCATTCTCATGGATTTATATTTGTGGACAGCGACTACTCTAATGAGTTGTTAATGCTTAAAAATGCTAGAAAGTAGCCGTACCAAACGTACCGTACCGTACCTGAGCGTACCTAGGTACGTTGTGACAAAGGCGAGAAAACGTACCGTACCGTACTACTACTCTTAAGAGTAGGTACGTTAGGTACGCTTCGATGTGCG